TCTGGTTCCTCCCCGGCCCTGAACGTATGCGGGGGGGCTGAGCGCGCAAGTTTTCTAGCGACTGGCGTTTTCACCGGGGAATCCACCTGGAAGCCACCCCTGCGGACTTACTGGGAATTCTGACTCAATATCAAAACCTTACAAGATCGTCCCATTGGCAGAGGTGGCTTCCTCCGGGAAGCCAGGGAATCCACCCAGCGACATCTGCTGGCCACCGAAGCCACCCGCAAAGCGAGCGTTCAGAAGCCATTGAATCCAAGCGTAAAAATGGTTTGACATTTCTAGCCCCCTTGACGTAGCAACGAACCATCGAAGAATTGCGCCCGGAGGATGACCCTCGCGGGCGCTTTTGTTTTCCCGACATCGCGGATCCCATGGGCCGCCGGTCCTGCTGGCCGGTGACATGCCCTTGGCCGCCCCGCACCATCTGCGAAAGCCACCTCATGGACCTCGTCTTCGCGCCGAGCCAGATCGAAACATGGCCGATTGCCCGGCTGCGCCCCTATGCCCGCAATGCCAAGATGCATGGCGACGATCAGGTGGCGAAGATTGCCGCCAGCATGGCCAAATTCGGCTGGACCGTGCCCTGCATGGTCGCCGACGATGGCGAACTGATTGCCGGACACGGCCGGGTGCTGGCCGCGACCATGCTTGGGCTGACCGAGGTGCCGGTGATCCGGCTCAGCCATCTGGACGAGGCAGAGCGCCGGGCCTACCGCATCGCAGACAATAAATTGACCGAGCTTGGCGAATGGGACGAGGCGATGTTGCGCGACGAGATCGCGGGGCTCTTGGCCGAGGATTTTGACCTGACGCTCTTGGGCATCAGTGACGATGATCTCGATGCGCTCTTGCGGGATCCCGAGGCGCTGGGCGGCGATGGCCCGGTCGAGGGCGAGGACGATGTTCCGGAGCTGCCAGTCACGCCGGTCTCAGTGCCGGGCGACCTCTGGCAGCTGGGGTGGCACCGTCTGATTTGCGGCGACAGCACATCGGCCGATGTGGTCGGGCGGCTCTTGGGCGATGTCCGCCCGCTCCTGATGGTCACCGATCCGCCCTATGGGGTGGAGTATGACCCAAGCTGGCGCAACCAGGCTGGCGCAGCCAAGACGAAACGCACCGGCAAGGTGCTGAACGACGACCGCGCTGACTGGCGCGAAGCATGGGCACTGTTTCCGGGCGATGTCGCCTACATCTGGCACGGCGCACTGCATGCGGCGACTGTGGCCGACAGCCTGACTGCCGCAGGCTTCGCCATCCGGTCGCAGATCATCTGGGCCAAGGACCGCCTGGTTCTGAGCCGCGGCGATTACCACTGGCAGCACGAACCCTGCTGGTATGCGGTGCGCGCCAAGGGCAAGGGTCACTGGGCGGGGGATCGCAAGCAGACGACGCTGTGGCAGATCGCCAACCGGGATCAGGATGCGGACACCGTGCACGGCACGCAGAAGCCGGTCGAGTGCATGCGCCGCCCGATCCTGAACAACTCGAGCCCCGGCCAGGCGGTCTATGAGCCCTTCATGGGATCCGGCACCACGCTGATCGCGGCTGAGACCACAGGCCGGGTCTGCCTCGGGGTCGAACTGAACCCGGCATATGTCGATGTCGCCATCGAGCGCTGGCAGGCCTTCACCGGCGATGAGGCCATGCTGGTGGAAACCGGCGAGAGTTTCGCGGCCCTCAAGGCCAAGCGGCTGGCTGCATGACGCAGCACTTGCGCCCGAGCCAGATTTCGTTCTGGCCTCTGGATCGCCTCAAGCCCTACGCCCGCAACGCCAAGACCCATGACGCTGACCAGGTGGCAAGGATCGCCGCCAGCATGGCCGAGTTCGGCTGGACCGTTCCCTGCCTCGTCGCCGCCGACGGCGAGTTGATCGCGGGCCATGGTCGGGTCCTGGCCGCCGCGCAGCTGGGGCTCACTGATGCGCCAGTCATCGTGCTGGACCATCTGACCGAGGCGCAGCGCCGCGCTTACCGGATCGCCGACAACAAACTGACCGAGATGGGTGGCTGGGATGACGCTCTGCTCGTCGAGGAGCTGCGCGGGCTGCTGGCCGAGGATTTCGACCTCGGACTGATCGGCATCCACGAGGACGAACTGGACGCGCTGCTGCACGATGCCGACAACGACCGCGCGCCCATCGATGACGACACTGCCGATGCAATCCCCGAGCCCCCGGCGGAACCGATCACAAAGCCCGGCGACATCTGGCAGCTTGGGCATCATCGGCTGATCTGCGGCGATGCGACGGACCCGGCTGTCGTGGCGCGACTGATGGACGGCGCACAGGCGTCGCTGATGTTCACCTCGCCACCCTATGCGCAGCAGCGCGACTATGGCGCGGCGAAGGAAAAGGTCGGCGATTGGGATGCGCTGATGCAGGGCGTCTTTTCCGCGGCAGCCGTCACTGCCGATGCCCAGCTGCTGGTCAACCTCGGCCTCGTCCACCGCGATGGCGAATGGATCCCCTATTGGGAGCGCTGGGTCGACTGGATGCGCGCGCAGGGCTGGCGGCGCTTCGGCTGGTATGTGTGGGATCAGGGGCCCGGCCTGCCCGGCGACTGGAACGGGCGGCTGGCGCCCTCGCACGAGTTCATATTCCACTTCAACCGCCAGCCCCGCAAACCGAACAAGACGGTGGAGAGCAAGCACGCGGGCGAAACCCTCGGCGGCGGCGGCCTGCGCGGCGCCGACGGCATGGTCCATCGCAAGACCGGTTACGGCAACGCGATCCAGAGCCATCGCATCCCGGACTCTGTATTCCGGATCATGCGCCACAAGGGAGGCTTGGGCGCCGCCGGATCGCACCCAGCGGTGTTCCCCGTGGCGCTGGTCGAGGCAGTACTGGAGGCCTTTACCGATCCGGGCGAGCTGGTGTTCGAGCCCTTCTGCGGCTCCGGCACGCAGATCGTCGCCGCTGAACGCACGGGGCGGCGCTGCTGCGCAACAGAGCTGGATCCCGTCTACTGCGACGTCGCTGTGCGGCGCTGGGAGATGGCGACGGGGCGTAAGGCGCAGCTGGAAGATCGCAACGAGACCACCATTGGCAAGGAGACAAAGCAGCAATGATCATCGATGTCCCGATCTGGCGAAACGCCGACCTTGTACGTATCATTCCGATCACGCGCGGAGACCTGAACCAGGCCATCGCGCGATGCGGATTTCGACCGGAATACAAGCCAAAACCCGGCAAGGACCGCTGGTATAGTTGGCGAGACGTGGTGGCGGTTGCTGCAGCACAGGACTTGCGCAAGATCGGGTTTGGTCCTGCCATCGCATTCGGTTTGGTGCAAAACCACCTGTCGCCGTTTTTGCGGGACGCCATCAAAACGCCGGATGACTGCGACGGCGTGATCTGGCTGGTCAGCCTGCGTGGGGATCACCTCGCAGAAGACACCTCGTGCGAGTTCCTGCGCCAGGGCGAGGGCGTTGAAGCGCTGATCGCGCCAAGCGAGAACGCACGGATTGTCGTGAATATCGGCAGGATTGCAGAACGCGTGCGCAATGATCTGCAGGCGACCGAGACTGCCAAGGTCATCCGAGAGGAATTTCAGATCACAGGACCGATAATGTGAGCCAGTCGCGCCGCATGTCGCTGATCGAAGCCGTCACCAATGTGGCGGTGGGCTATGTGCTGGCTGTCACCACGCAGATCGTGGTGTTTCCATGGTTCGGCCTGCACCCGAGCCTTGGCGAGAACCTGGCGCTGGGCGGGGTCTTCGTCGGCATCTCGCTCCTGCGCAGCTACGCGCTGCGCAGGCTGTTCGAGCGCTGCCGCCATCGGAGCAGCCTCAGTCGTCGAGAGGATCGAGGGCCGTGATATAGGGATCGCCGCTGTTCCAGGATCCTTCATCGAGGGTCCAAGTCGCGTCGCTGATGGCAGACAAGGCTATGAGCGCAGCAGCTTCCGCCGCCTCCGCATCCGCCGCCTCGATGGTGACGCTGGTACTCTCGGTCACATCGCGGGTGATCAGGACCGTGAAGCGGGGCATCAGGCCGCCTCGAGTTTGTACACGGTTCCTCTGCCCGCGACCTTTTCTGCGGTGACCGGCAGGTTCAGCTTCTTCCTGAGCCCGCCCGAGATCAGGCCACGGGCTGAATGCGCCAACCAGCCCGTCGCTTCGACGATTTCAGCGATGGATGCGCCCTCGGGTCGCTGAATGAGCGCGATGATCTCAGCCTGCTTGGTCCCCGCGCGAATGGCAACGGGCTTGGACGTGGCGGGATCGGCCGGTGTTTCGGGGGCATCCTTAGGCGCCGAGACCACCTCCAGCTTTGCCTTGCGCAGATTGGTCATGGTGGCCGTAACCACCGGCTCGATGCCGATCGCGGCAAGTCCTGCTTCGGTCGCGATAAGCGTGGTGCCATGACCATCGCCCGTCTCGCGCCAGAGCGGCTCGCCGCGGCGCAGATTGGCATCGACCTCTTCGAGCCAGCCGCGCTCGATCATCTTGGTCACCGCCATCTTGGCGGCGGCGCCAGCAAGCCCCTCGGGCAGCGGCATCGCCAGATTGCCGGGGCGCGCGGCTGCGCGACTGAGGATGATCGATTGGGTGTCAGTGAGTTTGGGCATCTTGGCCTCCTGTTGTGATGGGGATGTCGGGGGTGGATCAATCGCTCTCGGCCATCGCTGCGGCGATGGCGAAATGCTGGACCCAGCCGGTGAGGTAGGGCAGCCCTTCCGGGATCCCTTCGTCGCGTTCCGTCTTGCGGCTGATGCGCCAGTCCTGCCAGCGCCGGATCGCGGAGGCGATGGCGGGCTCTGGCCCGATGTTGCAGCCGGTCATGTTGCCGACCACATCGTCAGCGAAATGGCGGCCCATCCGGCTGTCGAGAAAGTCGCGGATGCCGATCATCTCGTCCTCGCTGTTGGCGTGGATCGCTTCAGCGATCATGCGCGAGGCCAGCGTCCAGACCTCCACGCTGCGGCGGTCGCGCAATGGGCAGATCGTGATGGTGCCAAAGAAGCCGTAATCCTCGTTGCGGCTGGGCAGGATGGGATGGTTGGTCATGGTGGGGATCCTTGTCATGGAAGGTGGCGGGGCGCTGGGCCCCGCCTGCTTGCGATCAGGCGGCGCTGAGGGCCTCGAGCGTGGCGATGTGGCGGCGGAGCGCTGCAGCTTCTTCGCGCGCAGCGTCTGCCCAGAAGGCGGCGCGCGCGTTGCAGGCGCGGGCGAGATGCTCGGCATCCGCTTTCGTGAAGCGGTTGACCTTGTGCGCGCGGCCATGGCCCGTGCAGGTGGCGCGATGCTTGCCGCCCTCGGGCGCGAGCGTGAAGGTCAGGGGACCGAAGTCGTCGATGACGATCCAGTTGTGCGAGGCGATCGTGGCGCAGGCGCTGGGCGCGAGGCGCGCTTCGATCCCTTCGGCGGCGGCGCGGAAGTCGGCGATCAGAGTGGCGGTGGCGTTGGTCATGGCGGTTGCGTCCTTCGGTGAGTTGCATCGTTTCCGTGCGATGACCATCGCTCTGGTTCGGCGATTATCGTAGCAAAATCAGAGCCATAATCTTTCTTTCTGCTCATTCAGAGCGATCGGTCGCGTCCACCCATTCTCCGTCCTGCCAGACATAGAGGTGGCAGAACTGGCAGGTCGGGCGCGGGTAGATCACCGGGTCGCGGGGCCGCTGGAACGCCTCGATCTCGTCGGCGCGGACCTGCCGGATTTCCTTCGCTGCGAGGATGTCCTCGGGCGTCCATGGGGCCAGCGCAGGCAGCATGTGGGAGGGATAGCCATCGTAATGGCAATAGATCTGCGCCCATTCGTTGGGCCCGATCTGGATGGCGATTTGTGCGCGTGTGCTCATCTGCGTCTCCTTTCTGGTGTGCCTCAGATCAGCCCGTGCTGCTGCAGGACCGGCACGACATCGGCCAGTTCAATGGTCAGGCAGTCGATCCCGATCCGCCCTGCCATCTCGAAGACCTCGGCGTTCAGGCTGCGGTCGTTGAGGTGGCCCTGCAGCGCGGCCGGGCTCATGGCCTGAACGAAGCGTGGGCGGTCGATGAAAATGCGGGTCGTGTCGGAAGTGGTTGCGATGGGCATGTGCGTGTCCTTTCAGGATTGGGGTGCGGTGGTTTCAGCGACGCGGCGTCCCGCCTCGAAGGCGGCCTCGAGTGCCGAGCGCACCGCCCAAACGGCGTGTTCGTGGAAATCGAGCCGGTCCCAGTTCCGGGTCTCGAGGGTCTCAAGGAAAAGGTGCCGTTCGGCGATCTGCAGCAGCTGTGCGTCGCGGGCGGCGTTGGGGTCGACGGGTTTGCGCTTGGCCATGATCAGTCCTCCCAGCGGTGTTCGGGGTGGGTGGTGCGCGCGCGGGCTTCCTCGCGCATCATCTCGTAGGCCTTCTCCATCTCGACCATCCCGTCGGCCTGGCTCATCCGCCCCGACATCACTTCGTCCATCACCCAGTTCACCCGCTCTTGCGCGGGGCTGGTGTGATCCCGCCACCCTTCGCTCATCGAGCTGTGGCCCATCTTCTCCTGTGCGCGCATGGCTCTCTCCGATCCTTGTGCAAGGGGTGCGATGCACCCGTTTTGTGCCACCATGAATCGCTCTATCCGGAAGTGTAATCAACTGAATAAGCAGCGCATTTCCTTTTAGTTTCAATATATTGAGGGCCACAACAGCGCCATGGAAGGTATGTCTGAACGCGCCTATGCCGAGTACGCGGGCCTCTCGCGCGGGGCGGTGCAAAAGGCGCGCAAGAACGGTCGGCTGGTGCTCTTTGCCGATGGCTCGATCAACGCGGCCGCCTCGGATGCGCGGCGGGGCGCGATGACGGATCCGGACCAGCAGATGCGGTCGAGGGGCGGTGCTGGCGCAGGGGGAGATGGTCATGGGGTTGGCGGCGGTGCAGTATCCGGCCCCGGTGACAGCACGTCCTATCTGAAGGCGCGCACAGCGCTGACGGTCTACCAGGCGCAGGAGCGCCAGCTGGCCATCCAGAAGAAGAAAGGCGTGCTGGTCGACCGCGCGCGCGCCGAGACGCTGGTGTTTCGTCTTGCACGGCAGGAACGCGACACATGGGTCACCTGGCCCACCCGCGTGGCAGCCCTTATGGCCGCGCAATTATCCGCAGAGATGGAGAAGGCATCGGGAATGCCCGTGACGATCGAGACTGCGATCCTGCAGAGGGTGCTGGAAACCCATGTCCGAGAGCAGCTCGACGCCCTCGCAGACCTCCGGGTCTCGCTTGCATGAAGGAGAACAGGAACACGACCTGACGGAAGACCTCGACCTCGGGTTTGACGGGGCCGAGGATATCCTGCGCGTCTGGCGCCGGGGCATGCGGCCCGATGCTGACCTCACAGTGTCAGAGTGGGCGGATGCGCATCGCTGGCTCTCGTCGCGCGGCGCGGCGGAGCCGGGGCGGTATCGCACGGCCCGCGCGCCATACTTACGCGAGATCATGGATGCGCTGTCGCCAAAGCATCCGGCGCAGCGCATCAGCTTCATGAAGGCGGCACAGGTCGGCGCCACCGAGGCGGGCAACAACTGGATCGGGTTCGTCATTAACCATGCACCGGGTCCGATGCTGGCGGTACTGCCCACGGTCGAGATGGCCAAGCGCACATCACGCGGTCGGATCGATCCGCTAATCGAGGAAAGCCCTGCGCTCAAGGAGCGCGTGAGCCCCGCTCGCTCGCGCGATGCCGGGAATTCGATGCTGTCGAAGGAGTTCCCGGGCGGCATTCTGGTGCTGACCGGGGCAAACTCGGCCACCGGCCTGCGCTCGATGCCAGCACGCTACGTGTTTCTGGACGAGGTCGATGCCTACCCGGCCTCAGCCGACGAGGAAGGCGATCCGGTCACGCTGGCCGAAGCCCGCACCACCACCTTCGCGCACAGGCGTAAGGTGTTCATGGTCTCAACGCCCACGATCAGGGGGCTCTCGCGCATCGAGCGCGAGTTCGAGGCCAGTGATCAGCGGCGGTATTTCGTGCCCTGCCCGCATTGTGGCCACAGACAATGGCTGCAATTCGAGCGGCTGCGCTGGGCGAAAGGTCGACCGGAAACGGCCGCCTACCATTGTGAGGGCTGCGAGCGTCCTATCGCTGAGCACCACAAAACCGAGATGCTGGCGCGGGGCGAGTGGCGGGCGACGGCGACCAGTGCGGATCCGAATGCGATCGGGTTCCATCTGTCTGCGCTCTATTCGCCGATTGGCTGGAAAAGCTGGGAGCAGATCGCCCGCGAATGGCTGGCTGCCCAAGGCTCGGACGAGATGCTGCGCGCCGCGCGCAATACGCTCTTGGGCGAGACCTGGGTCGAGAGCGGCGAGGCCCCGGATTGGCAGCGGCTGGCGGATCGGCGCGAGGCCTTTGCAGCGCAGGTTCCCTTGGGTGGGCTATTCCTGACCGCAGGGGCCGATGTGCAGAAAGACCGGATCGAGGTCGACATCTGGGCCTGGGGCCGCAGTCTGGAAAGCTGGCTGGTCGATCACATCGTGATCCCGGGTGGACCGGACGATCCAGCCTGCTGGGACAGACTGACCGCGCTCTTGAGCCAGACATGGCAGCACGAGAACGGCGCATTCATGACGTTGGCGAAGCTCGCCATCGACACCGGCTACGAGTCCGCCGCTGTCTATGCCTGGTCACGCAAGCAGGGCATCGCGCAGGTCGCCCCGGTCAAAGGCCTTGAGGGCTTCAATCGTGCGACACCGGTGTCTGGCCCGACCTTCGTCGATGCGACCGTGAACGGGCGCAAGCTGAAACGTGGGGCACGGCTCTGGACGGTGGCAACGGCCACCTTCAAGGCGGAGACCTATCGGTATCTGCGCATCGATCGCCCGTCAGATGATGATCGCGCGCTGGGCGTGGCAGCGGCTGCAGGGACGATCCACCTGCCCGACTGGGCGGACAGCGAATGGCTGAAGCAGCTGGTGGCCGAGCAGCTGGTCACGATCCGCAACAAGCGCGGCTATGCCCGGCAGGAATGGCAGAAGATGCGCGAGCGCAACGAGGCACTGGACACCCGCGTCTATGCGCGCGCCGCCGCCTGGATCCTCGGCGCCGACCGGTTTGACGAGCGCATGTGGCGGCAGCTGGAAAAGCAGGCCGGCATCGACAGCTCGGCCATACCTGCTGCCCCTGCGGAGAACCTGAAACCTGATGCGCCAGAGGCTGGGCGCGTCACCGCCCCAAGGCGGCGCGCCTGGAAGATAAGCACGCCCCGATACATGGAATGACCGGAACACCGATGACCTTGGATGATCTTAAGGCCCGCCATTCTGCGCTTCTGGCCGCGCGCTACAGCGGCACGCGGTCGGTCAGCTATGACGGCAAGACCGTGAACTACGGCTCGGACGCGGAACTGGCCGCCGCCATTGCCGATATCGAGCGCCGGATCGCGGCGCTGGAACGCACCAGTCGGCGTGTGTTGCGCCCCTACGCCGTGAAGGACCTGTGATGAACTGGCGACAGCGCCTCGGGGCCTTCATCGGCGGATTTGACGCCGGTCAGCACCATCGCCGCCTGCGCGGGTTTCGCGCGACCCGCGCCCATGTCAACGCGCTGATCGCGGCCGCAGGGCCCGACATCACCGCCCGCGCCCGCTGGCTCGTGCGCAATAACGGTTATGCCGTGAACGCAGTGGAAAGCTGGGCCGCCAATACTGTGGGCGACGGGATCAAGCCGATCTCCAAGATCGGGGATGCCGCGCGCAAGGAAGAGCTGCAGCGCCTCTGGCTCGCCTGGACCGACGAAGCGGACGCCGAAGGGCTGACCGATTTCTACGGTCTCCAGCGCCGCGCTGCCCGCGAGGTGTTCATGGCGGGCGAGGTGTTCTTCCGGATCCGCATGCGCCGCGCGGGCGACGGGCTGACAGTGCCGCTGCAGCTGCAGATGCTGCCTGCCGAGATGCTGCCGCTCGAGCAGACCGGGACGGCGGCCAATGGCAATGCCATCCGCCAGGGGATCGAGTTCGACCGGATCGGGCGGCGCGTGGCCTATCACTTCCTGCGCCGCCATCCCGGCGACAGCACCGATCCGGGGCTTACAGGCGAGGTGGTGCGCGTGCCGGCCGCAGAGGTCATCCATGTGATTGACCCGGTCGAAGGCGGACAGCTGCGGGGCGTGTCGAAACTGGCTCCGGCCATCGTGAAGCTGTTCCTGCTCGATCAGTATGACGATGCCGAGCTCGATCGCAAAAAGGTCGCGGCGATGTATGCGATGTTCGTGACCTCACCCGCGCCAGAGAATCCGCTGGCGCCTGCCGAGGATGACGAGGTTCCTGCTGGGGTCGAGATCAGCCCGGGCCAGATCGTGCGCCTCGACCCGGGCGAAGATGTCACCGTGGGTCAGCCGGCCGACAGCGGTGCGACCTATGAGCCGTTCCAGTACCGCACGCTGCTGCAGATTTCTGCCGCGTTGGGTATCCCCTATCCCTACATCGCCAATGACATGGTGAAGGGGAACTTCTCGAACTCGCGCCTGGCGCTGATCGAATTCCGCCGCCGCGTCTCGGCCTGGCAGCATTCGGTCATGGTCTGGCAGTTATGTCGGCCGGTCTATGCCCGCTGGATGGATGCGGCCGTTCTGTCGGGCGCCCTCACCCTGCCCGGCTATGAGGCAAACCGCGCGCGGCTCCTGACCGCAGACTGGCTGCCCACGAAATGGGACTGGGTCGATCCCCTCAAAGACGCAAATGCCGAAATCGCCCAGATCGAGGCGGGCCTCAAATCCCGCACGCAGGCCATCGCCGAGCGCGGATATGACGCAGAGCAGGTCGATCGCGAAATCGCCGCCGAACGCGCCCGCGAGCGCGCGCTGGGCCTCGACTTCCGTCGCCCGGGATCGCCTGCGCAAGGCGTGCAGGCCGTGCCGGTCGAGGCAGAGCATGCGGACCGTGATGACGAAACCGACGACGCGGAGGACCGCCCGCGCCCAGACGAGGACCAGCCCTGATGCTACATGCCCGCATTGCCGCGCGCGCCTTCAACACGCCACTGCTGGTCGAACCCTCCAAGGCCATGGCGTTCCTGTCCGGCCTCGGGCCCCGCATCCTTGGGCGACGGGTCGAACTGGCAAACGACGTCGAGACACCGGATGGGGCGGCCACCCTGCCCACTCGCGCCAGCTTGCTGGCCGGCGGTCTGGCGGCCAGCTACCGCCAGAATGGCGATGCGCCCTACCAGGTGGTGGATGGGATCGCCGTGATCGAGATCGCAGGCGTGCTGATCCATCGCGGCGGGTGGATCGGGCAATCCTCCGGCCAGACCAGCTACGAGGGGATCGCAGCCCAGATCGAGGCGGCGGCGAGCGATCCTGCGGTGCGCGGCCTCGCATTGGAAATTGACAGCTTTGGCGGCGAAGTTGCCGGTGTTTTTGACCTCGCAGATCGTATTCGTGCAATTCGAGCCACCAAGCCCGTCTGGGCCTTTGTTGCCGAACACGCCTTTTCGGCGGGCTATGCGCTGGCGAGCCAGGCCGACCGCATCCTGCTGCCGCGCACGGGCGCGCTGGGCAGTATTGGGGTGGTGGTGCTCCATGCTGACATTTCTGGCCAGCTCGATCAGGACGGGGTGCGCGTCACGCTCATCCATTCTGGCCGCCACAAGGTCGATGGCAATCCCTATCAGCCGCTGCCCGAAGGGGTGCACGACGACATCCAGCGCGAGATCGACGTGCTGCGGTTTCTCTTCGCGGAAACCGTGGCCGCTGGCCGCGCCAGCAGGCTGAACCAGGAGGCGGCGTTGGCCACCGAGGCCGCGACCTATCGCGGGACTGACGCTGTCGCCGCCGGCCTCGCAGATGAAGTCACCGATCTCACGCGGGGTTTTGCCGGTTTCCGGCAGATGCTCGCGCGCAGGCCAACCGCTGCAATCGCCCGTGCAGGCCGCCTGCCGGTCCAGCACACCACTCACAACACCCGAAAGGAGAGACCCATGTCCCATGCGCCTGACCACGATCATTCTTTGCAAGAGGATGCCAGCGATGTGCAGCCGGATGATGCAACCGACGCCGTGGTCGAAACCCCCGCCACAGAGGCCCCGGAAACTGCAGCCGCAGCGCCCTCTGAATCCGCGACTGCACCGGCATCTACATCAGCTTCCTCGCAAACAACAGCATCCCCGCAGCCCGGCAATCTGGCCGAGCTTTCGGCGCAGCTGCGCGAGGCGGCGGCGGAGATCGCCGAAATCGCGGCACAAGCGGGCCGCCTCGGCATCTCGATCGACGCGGCGAAAGCGCTCCGCGAGGGCACAACCCCCGAGGCCTTGCGTAAACTGGTGCTGCAACGCGCCGCTGATGCCTCGGATGCGCGCGATGTTGTCACCGCAGCCCCCTCGCTCATCCTGCCGAAAGCCAGCGAAAGCCCGATCGTGGCCGCCGCGAAACGCGCCGCAGCGTCGGGCAACCGGGCCTGACGACCGGCGGCGTCACACCACGCCCATCCTGAAACCGAATAGTCCCTCAGCCCCGCCGCATCCTCTCGGCAGGGTCTGGTCCACTGCATCCCTGAGAAAGGCACCATGCCATGACCGTCCTTCATCAGCCCGCAACCATGGGCGACGTCCTCAAATACGAGGTCAACCCGAACTACACCCGCGAGACCGTCACTCTGCTCGAGGGCACTGCCTATCCGGTCGGCGCTGTGCTCGGCCGCATCACTGCCAGTGGCAAATACAAGCTTGCCACCTCGGGCGGCTCGGATGGGGCACAAACTGCAAGCGCCGTGCTGCTCTATGCGGTCGATGCCACTGGCGCAGATGGCATCGGCGTGGTGGTCGCGCGCGGCCCGGCCATCGTTTCGCGCGCCGCCCTCGTCTTTGACGCCACTGTCGATGATGGGGCCAAAATTGCCACCAAACATGGCCAGTTGGCCGCGCAGGGCATCCTCCCGCGCGACACCGCCTGATCGGGCAGATCGCCCTTTCTTCCCGTCGTGCTCTCGCACCCCCCCTTTCCCCGGAGTTTCCCATGACCATCACCCGCAACCCGTTCGACGCGGGCGGCTATTCGCTCGCCGAGATGACGCAGGCCATCAACATCCTGCCCAACCTCTACACCCGCCTCGGCCAGATCGGCCTGTTTCGTTTTGAAGGCGTCACGCAACGCTCCATCGTCATCGAGCAGCGCGAGGGGGTGCTGAGCCTCCTGCCCTCCGTGCCGCTGGGCGCCCCCGCCACTGTCGGCAACCGCGAGGCGCGCTCGATGCGGAGCTTCGCCCTGCCGTGGATCCCGCATGATGACGTCATCCTGCCCGCCGACATTCAGGGCATGCCCGCGCTGGGCGTCTCGGACGCGGCCGATCCGCTGGTCGAGGTGATGAACCGCAAGCTGACGCTCATGCGCCGCAAGCATGCCCAGACCCGCGAATACATGGAGATGAACGCGCTGCGCGGCATCGTGAAGGATGGTGCAGGCACCACCCTCTACAACTACTTCACCGAATTCGGCCTCGATCAGATCTCGGTCGACTTCGTCTTCGGCACGGCGGGCACCAACATCCAGGGTAAGGTCCGCACGACCTTGCGCGCCATCGAGGACAATCTGCTCGGCGAGACCATGACCACCGCCCATGCGCTGGTCAGTTCCGAATTCTTCGACAAGCTGATCAGCCACCCCAAAACCGAGGACGCCTACAAGTTCTTCTCGGCCACCGGCGGCCAGCCCCTGCGCGAGGACATGCGCCGCGCCTTCCCCTTCGCAGGGATCCTCTTCGAGGAATATAACGGCTCGGTCACCCTCTCGAACGGCACCTCGGAGCGACTGATCCCGACCGGCGAGGGCATCGCCTTCCCGATGGGCACGTTCGACACCTTCACCACCTATGGCGGGCCCGCGAACCTGCTGGAAACCGCCAATACCACCGGTCTGCCGCTCTATGCCCGGCAGATGATGGACGCCAAGGGCCGCTGGATCGATCTGATGACCGAGGCCTCGATCCTGCCGGTCAACAAGCGGCCGCGCCTTGCGATCCGCCTGCACAGCTCGAACTGACGGGCGCGCGCATGTCGGTCTTCGCAGCCGCCGTCGACAACCTCTTCGCCGATCCGAACATCGCCATCGAGGCCACATACGTCGCCGACGGTGGCACCCCGGTTCTCGTCCGCGTGGTCACCCGCCGCGCGGACGAGGTCACAGGCTTCGGCGACGCGCGGCTTTGGTCCGAGACCACCCGCATCGACCTGCGCGTGGCCGAGGTGCCAGCCCCGCGCCCGGGCGACCGGGTCGAGATCGATGGTGAGGCGTTTATCATTCAGGGCGAGCCGGTGCGGGACAGGGAACGGCTCATCTGGACTGTGGATCTGAGGCCCGCATGAAGCTGAAACTCGACATCACCCCTGACCTCGTCGCCATGATGGCCGCGGAAATCAGGGCTGGCGAGCGGGCCGTGAGCCAGGCGGTCGGCGAGGCTGGCAACAGCGTGAAATCCTCCTGGCGCGCGCAGATCACTGGCGCCGGGCTGGGCCAACGGCTGGCCAACACCATCCGCTCCGAGCAGTTCCCGAAAGGCCGCCCCAGCCTCAGCGCGGCGGCGGTGGTCTGGTCGAAGGCCCCGGTGATCATCGGTGCGCATGAAACCGGCCCGCTGATCCGCTCTCGGAATGGGTTCTGGCTGGCGATCCCCACGCCCGCCGCCGGGAAATCCTCCCGCGCCGGGCGCATCACCCCCGGCGAATGGGAACGGCGCTCGGGCCTGCGCCTGCGCTTTGTCTATCGGCGAACGGGCCCGAGCCTCTTGGTTGCCGAAGGGCGGCTGAATGCACGTGGCCGCGCCGTGGCGAACAGATCGAGGACCGGACGGGGCGTGACAACGGTTCCGATCTTCCTGCTGGTACCGCAGGTGCAGCTGCGCAAGCGGCTGGATCTCGCCCGCGATGCCGCCCGGGCGCAGGAGGCCATCCCCGGATCGATCGTGACGCATTGGGTGGAAACAAAACTGCGGTGACTGCTCAAAAAAGGATTGATCAAAGCTCCATTGCCTCACTTCGCAGGCTTCTGCAGTTTGGTCTGCCACTGCACCAATACAGCGTAGCTTGCGGCTATCAGCCCACCCCCTGCGCTCCTATGTAACGAAGGACGTCGATGGCGTCTTCAGAGGTACGAAGTCGAAGCTTGAATTCGCCGAGAGTAGTTCGTTGTACGTCAGGGTATTGAGCAAGGATGCTGGGTTCGTCGACCAGACCGGTTGCCAGTGCTGGTTTGCGAAAATACCACAAGATCCACTTCTGGTTCAGAACAGCTGCGTACTGCCAGCCAGTATCTGTTTCAAAGCGAAGCTCTCGCTCAATGAACCCATGCCCAGATGGGCGGACCGTCATACCATCGGGCAGTCTGGCATGTGCGAGAAGCACATAAGCGCGGCGCACAGGTTCCTCGACTGACTTCGCGTCCTGCAGCTGTTTTTCAAGTTTATCGCCATCAACCAACATTCTTGCCTCATCCCAAGCCAGTAAAGGTTCGGGTCACCCTATCCGAAGTACCCCAAAAAGACAGCATTCAGAGTCACTTGAGCCTTTGGACAAGAAATGCCCACACCTCGTGAAACCATCCTGACCGCCCTGGCGGACCTGTTGCGGACGGTTCCGCATGTGCCGGTGCTCCGCGGCGAGGTCCTGCCCGAGCGCGTTCCCGCCGTCGGCCTGATAATCCTGCGCGATGGTGAGCCGGGAGAGCCCGGCGTGACACTGTCGCCGTTGCGCTACCACTACCAGCACCGGGCCGAGATCGAGGCGGTGGTGCAAGGCGCAGACCGCGACATGACCTTTGCCGCGCTCTGCGCAAGCATCGGCGCGGCCATCTCCGCCGACCGCACGCTGGGCGGGCGCTGCGACTGGGTCGAAGCCGAAGCCCCGAGACCGGTTGATCTGCCCGTCGAGGGAGCCGCCAGTCTAAAGGCAGCAGTCATCCCGATCATCCTGCATTATTCGACGGCCGATCCCCTGGCCTGACCCCAACAGACAATCCGAGGAGACACGACATGGCACGAGCCCAAGGGGCGCGGGCGCAGATGGCGCTTGCGTTCGAGACGACATATGGCACGCCGCCCGCGAGCGGTTTTGTGCGCATGCCCTTTGCCAGCGCGACGCTGGGGGCCGAGCAGCCGCTACTGAACAGCGAGCTGCTGGGCTACGGCCGCGATCCGTTGGCGCCGATCAAGGATGCGGTGACCGCCGATGGCAATGTCGTTGTTCCCATCGACGCGCAGGGGTTCGGCTTTTGGCTCAAGGCGGCGTTCGGGCAGCCGATCACGACCGGCGCGGATGCACCTTATTCGCATGAGTTCCGCTCGGGGAACTGGACCCTGCCCAGCATGGCCCTCGAGACTGGCATGCCGGAGGTGCCCCGCTTCGCGATGTATTCGGGCTGCGTGCTCGACACGCTGTCCTGGCAGATGCAGCGCTCGGGCCTGCTGACGGCGACCGCGAGCCTCGTGGCGCAGGGCGAATCCACCGCCGCGGCTTCGGCTGCCGGCACGCTGGCGGACCTCGCGCTGCAGCGCTTCGGCCATTTCAATGGCGCGATCACGCGCAACGGACAGCCGCTTGGCAACATCGTCTCGGCCGAGATCACTTATGCCAACAATCTCGATCGCGTGGAGACCATCCGCTCGGACGGGCGCATCGATGGGGCCGACCCTTCCATCGCCGCCCTGACGGGGCGCATCGAAGTCCGTTTCGCCGATCAGCTACTGGTCAATCAGGCAATCAATGGCGATCCCTGCGAGATGAGTTTCGCCTACACGCTGCCCTCGGGTGAAAGCCTGACGCTGGTGGCGCATGCCGTCTATCTGCCCCGCCCGCGGATCGAGATCGCCGGGCCGCAGGGCGTGCAGGCCACCTTCGACTGGCAGGCGGCGCGCGATGGCGGCTTGGGCCGGATGTGCACCGTAACCCTGATCAACGCCATCGAGGAGTACTGATCATGCTGCGCCTGAACCTTGCCCGCGAGCCCTATTGGCTCGAACTCGGCCTTGGCGTGCGCGTCCGGGTGGAGCCGCTGACCACGGCGCTGATGGTCGCCGCGCGCAGCGACCCGTCCGTGCGCGGCCTGCCCGAGGGCACGAGCGACGACGAGATCGCCGTGATCTTCGGCAAGGTGCTGGCTGAACGCGCGATCCTCGACTGGGAGGGCGTCGGCGATGCAGACGGAAATCCCACTCCGGTGACGCCCGAGGGTATCGCGGCCCTGCTCGACATCTGGCCGATCTTCGAGAAGTTCCAGATGGGCTATGTCGCCAAGGGTCTGGAGCTGGAAGCGGAAAAAAACGCCTCCGCGCCCTCGCCGAGTGGGTCTGGGGCGGGGGCGAAGGTTACTGCGCAGCATGCACGCAAAGCTGCAAAGACTGCCCGCAAATCCTGAACGCACCGCGCACGCTCGAGGGCTGGCAGGTCTGGGACCTGGCCGGGCGGCTTGGTGGGCAGATTCGGGCGGTGCCCGGCGTCGTGCTGGGCTGGGACATGACAGCAGCGCTGGCCATGGCGAAGGCACTGGGCGTGGACGCCCGCGCCGCTGCCGAGTTCCTGCCGGTGATGGAGGCGGTTATGGCGCGGCACCTCAATCAGCAGATGGATGGCAGCAGGGAGGCTGACCGATGACAGAAAAACGCGTCAGCGTGCGCCTCTCGGCCACTGGCGGGCGGCAGGTGAAGGCCGAGCTGGAAGGCGTCGGCGAGGCTGGATCGCGTGGCTTTGGCCGGCTATCGCGCGAAATGGAAGGCGCTAACGCCAGGCTGGCTGCCTTTGCTCGCCGTGCCCGCGTGGCGATGGCGGCAGCGGCAGCAGCGATTGCGGCGGCGGCCACGGCGATGATCCGCTCGGGGCTCCAGACGGTCGATGCGCAAGCCAAGCTCGCCGCCTCGCTCGACACCACGGTCGAGAGCATCCAGGTGCTGGAGCGCGCGGGCGATCTGGCCGGCGTGTCGATGGGTCAGGTCGAACAGGCCGCGATGCAACTGACGCGGCGGCTGTCGCAGGCTGCCGCCGGAACCGGCCCGGCCGTGGACGCGCTGACCCGGCTGCGCCTATCCGCCGCCGAGTTGCAGGCGCTGCCGCTCGACCAGCGCATCGCGCTCATTCAGGACCGGCTGGCGGAGTTCGTGCCCGAGGCCCAGCGGGCGGCGGTGGCCTCAACGCTCTTTGGCGACCGGGCGGCATTGGTGTTCACCCGCATCGACACCGCCACACTGCGCCAGGCCACGCAGGACGTACGGGATTTTGGCGTGGTGGTCTCGGATCAGGATGCGGCCCAGATCGAGCGGACCAATGACGCAATCTCACGGCTGGGGCTGATCTGGCGGGGGCTCTCGAACCAGCTGGCCGTGGCTGCCGCCCCGGCGCTGGAAGGTGTGGCCGATGCCATGGCTGCGGTCGCGCGCACCACCGGACCGCTTGGCATCGCCATCCGCACGCTATTCGAGAATCTTGGGCGGCTGACAGCCTATGCAACAGGAATCGCCGCGTTGATGGCGGGACGGTTCGTCGCGGCCAAGATCGCGGCTGCTGCCTCTGTCAGGGGGCTAGCCATGGCGCTGGTGATCCTTCGCGGCGCGCTGCTGCGCCTGCCCTTCATCGGCCTGATCGTGGCCGCAGGCGAGCTGATCCACTGGTTCGGGCTGCTGGTGCGCGGCGCCGGTGGGTTTGGCAACGCGCTCTCGCTGCTCGGCGATCTTGCCCGCGAGGTCTGGGAGCGCATCAAGCTTGGTGCCGTCGCCATGGGCCTCGCGATCATGGCGAGTTGGGCTGACATCAAGGCTGCCATCGCCGAGGCGTTGCAGACCTCGCTCGAAGCCGTGGTCGGTTTCGGCAATGCCGCCATGAACACCTTCCAGGGGGCTCTGGACGCGATCAAGGTGCTCTGGGGCGCGCTGCCGGGTGCGATCGGGGACTTTGCCTTTCAGGCCGCGAATGCGCTGATCGCAGGCGTCGAGGCCATGCTCAACGGCGTCGGCCAGCGGATCAACGGATTTCTGGACGGTATCAATGCCGGCCTTGAGGCGCTGGGCATCGAGCGGCGCATCTCGCTGATCGGCAATCTGGAACTGGGCCGGATCGACAATCCCTTCGCGGGATCAGCGTCTGAGGCGGGGGCCGAGGCAAGGGCCGCATTCCAGGCGGCGTTCTCGGCCGAGCCGATCACGATGCCGGATCTCGGGCTTGGGGCTTACGCAGAGGAAGCCCGCGGCCAGGCCGAGGCGCTGCGCGAGGTGATGTCCGGCGTGGTGGACGCGGCCACCGCGCCGCTGGAGTCGGTAGCCGCCCTGCGCGAGGCTGTGGCCGCGTCGGGGGCCGAGGCGGAAACCGCCCTCACCGGTGCGCGCAACGCGGCTGAAGGACTGGAGGAGGCGCTCGATTCCACCGGCGAAGCCGCGGGCCGTGCTGGTAGCGCTGGCCGCGGGGCCGGTCAGGCCCTGCGCGCGGCGGCGGACACGGCGCGGGATGCATGGGAGGCCACGGCTGAGGCTGTCCGCGCCGCGCAGGAGCGCTCGCGCGAGATCGCTCAGGGCCTCGCGCAGGATATTGTCGGTCCGATCAAAGAGGCGTTGAAATCCGGCGAGTTCACCTGGGAGACCTTCGCCAGCGCCATCTCGCGGATCGCCCAGAACCTCGCGAATCGGCTGATCGAACTGGCCTTCAAGCCGATCGAGAACGCAATCATGCGCGCTTTCTCGGGCATGGGGGGCGGTGGCGGGTTCTTCGCAAGCCTCTTCGGCTTCGCCAAGGGCGGCGTTTTCGCCGGGGGTCAGGAACTGACGGCCTTCGCGCGCGGCGGCGTGGTCAACCGGCCGACGGTGTTTCCCTTCTCGCGCGGCGTCGGGCTGATGGGCGAAGCCGGGCCCGAGGCGATCTTGCCCCTGCGCCGCGGCCGCGACGGGCGGCTTGGCGTAGAGATGAACAATGGCCCGGCACAGCCTGCACAGGACATGTCGACCCGGATCATCAACGTGCTCGACCCGTCGGTGGTCGGCGACTACCTCGCTACGCCCTCGGGCGAGCGGGCGATCCTGAACGTCATCCGCCGAAATCGGAGTGCTCTGAATGCCTGAGGTGGGTGCCCCACTGCCGCCGCCACTCTGGGCATTCCCGGCGGCGCAGGAGATCACCGAGGTGCTGGAATGGCGCACCGATGTCCTGACATCGCGCGCGGGCGAACAGCGCATCGCGCTCCGACCCCGGCCGCGGGAGATCGTCACCTTCCGGCACAGGCTGGATGCGCTGGGGATGGCGCGGGCGGCGGAATTGACGCGCGCGGGCTTTGCCGGAGACTGGAACGTGCCACTCTGGCACATGGCGCTGCAGCCCGAAGCCGATTTGATCCATGGCGCGACCGAAATCCTGCTCGACACGGTGCTCTCGGATTTCAGAAGCAGCGATCTGGCAGCGATTGCGGTCGATGGCGGAGAGGCGGTGCCCGTGGAAATCGCCAGCGTTCCGCCCGACCGGCTGATCCTGGCGGAACCACTGTTGCTGCAACTGCCGAGCCCGACAGTAGCGGCACAACGGGTCACGGTCGCGCCAATCCGCGCGGGCTTGCTTACCTCAGCGGTCGAGATCGTGCGCCGTAGGCAGGGTGATGGCACTGTCACGGCCAGCTTCATGCTACGCAATGCGCCAGACATCGCTGCCCCGACCATGCCCAGTTATCTCGGCCGCCCGGTTCAGACCGATCCAAGCCTCGCTCGCCGTCCGCTCACCGCCAGCCTCCGCCGTGCTGTCGAATATGTCGACAACGGCTTCGGCCTTGTCGTGGTGGAGCCGATGCGCGATGTCTTCGAACGAAATGAAACGATCACGCTGAAGGCGCAAGGTCCCAGCGCACGCCATGCCTTGCGCCGCTGGATCTGGTCGCTTCGCGGGCGGCAGGCCAGCTTCTGGCTGCCGACCTGGGGGCGCGAGCTGCAGTTGCGCGCGGCCATGACCTCTGGATCCACGCTGATGCGCATCGCCCCGGTTGCGTCGCTCGCGGCATATATCGGCCGCGCGATCCTGCTGGAAATGCCCTCCGCGTTGCGCTTCCGCACGATCACGGCGGCGGTCGCTGATGGCGCGGATCACCGGCTGACGCTGTCTTCGAACCTCGGCGAGCCGGTGCCGTTCACGACGAAGGTGCATTTCCTCACCTCGATGCGCGCGGATGCCGACCGCGTTGAGATCCAGCATGGCGCTGTTGCGAGCGAGGTCACGCTGCCTGTCATTGAGGTGCCCGCATGACCTATGCCAGCATCGAAGCCTCGGTCGCCGAGGGCCGACCCTATTTCCTCTACCAGTTCGTGGAGGGCGATCAGGTCTGGCGCTTCACCAGCCGCGCCACGGCGTGGATCAGCGCGGGGAGCGGTGGCACCGAGATCACCTGGGAGCCTGCCGCCGTCGCCCATGGCGATGTGGTGCAGACGAGCGAGATCGAGCGCGGGCGGCTGGAACTGACCTGGCCACTCTCGCATCCCTTCGCGCGGCGCTTTCTCGCGCCGCTGGGCAACACGCCCGTGACGCTGACGATCTTCCGCGGTCACGAGCAGGTGCTGGGCGAGACCGTCGCGCATTGGAAGGGCCGCGTGGTGGGGGCCGAGGTGGAGGGGCAGCGCATCCTGCTGCAGGCCGAGTCGATCTTCAGCACCTTGCGCCGCGCCGGTGTGCGGGCGAAGTACCAGCGGCTGTGCCGCCATGCGCTTTATGGTCGGGGCTGCGGGCTCGACATCGCGCTCTACTGGCTGACCGGCACGGTGACGGCTGTATCCGGCAACGCCTCGAGCCTGACGATCCCCGAAGCGGCGGCCGAGCCCGCCGGCTGGTACCGGGGCGGTGTGCTCAGGTTCGGCGCGCAGCTCGGGTTCATCACCGGCCATGCCGGGGCCACCTTCACACTGTCGCGCCCGATGCCGGAACTGGCGGCGGCGCTCGCCGCACCGGAGATCGACCCGGAGACCGACACACCGCTCCCGGTCCTCGCCGATATCGCCCCGGGCTGTGACCTGCGCGCCGCCACCTGCGCGGCGAAGTTCGGCAACCTCGCCAACTTCGGGGGCTTCCCCGAGATCCCCGGCCGCAACCCCTTCGGCGGCAGCTCCATCGTCTGAGAAGTCGTCATGGTCTGGACCTTCATCGCACGGCTTGTCCTCGGGCTGGTGCTCTCGGCAATTTCCTATGCGCTGAGCCCGCGCCCCAAGGTCGAGAAGCCTCAGGCGGCGGGGCTGGACGATTTCTCCCTGCCCACCGCCGAGGAAGGGCGGCCGATTCCGGTGGTGTTCGGGACGGTGCTGATCACAGGCCCCAACGTCGTCTGGGCAGGCGACCTGAAGGTGGATCCGATCAAGAAGAAAGGCGGCAAGAAGTGACGCGTGTGACGATCCAGGACCTGCGCGATGCCCGCTACTGCCTCGCGGGCGTGCGGCCATGGTTCCGCCGCCACGGGTTCGACTGGCAGGCGTTTCTCGACAGCGGCATCGACGCCGACCGGCTGCGCATAACTGGGGATGCGCTGGTGGAGCCGGTGATCACGATCGCCGAGCAGCGGGAGGCATGCGATGGGCGGGCGTAGCAAGGCGCAGACCGTTGGCTTCCGCTATTCGCTGGGGATGCATCTGGCGCTCTGTCATGGGCCGATCGATGCCATCCGCGAGATCCTCGTTGACCGCCGCACCGCATGGTCTGTCACGACCGGCGGCGGCGTTTCGGGTGGCGGCGCGGCGGTGGAGACGCGGATCGGCGCGGTTGCAGGCATGGCGGCAACTGCGGCGCTGGCAGGTGACACGGACGCCTCGATCACCTTTCCGGGGACGCGCGCCGGGGTGCGCATCGGCCGGGACTACCGGCTGCAACTCGCGAATGGCACGAGCCAGACCATCACGCTGCGCGGCGTCAGTTTCAACGCCGCCAGCAATCTGACCTCCTGGTCCGTCTTGCCCGAGGCGCTGAGTTTCCCCTCGCAGGCCGTCGAGGTGTTCGAGGCAACCAGTGCCGCCAGCAATGCCGGCGCAGGCGGCGGGCGCATCCGCATCGACAAGCCCGACCTCTTCGGCGGCGAGAGCCGCGAGGGGGGCATTCGCGGCGATGTCGATGTGCTGATGGGCGGGCCGGGCCAAGGGCAGAACGACTACCTGGCCGCGCGCATGAATGGCGACGTGCCCGGCTATCGCGGGCTCTGCAGCCTCGTGTTGCGGCAGGTCTATCTCGGCATCAACCCGTATCTTAAGCCGTGGGCGGTCCGCGTGACCCGCGTGCTGACCGGCGAGGCGGGCGCGGCGCAATGGTATCCCGAGAAGGCCGCCATCGTGCCCGAGGCCAATATCTCGGACGCCGCGATCTATATCGCGCTCGATGTCTCGGGCTCGATGTCTGGCACGCGCATGGCGGCGCAGAAGGCGGGCGTTGCGGCGCTGATCCGCGAGATCGGGGCCAGTGTAGATCCTGACCGTCCGAACGACATCCGCATCGTGCTCTGGAACGCAGGCGTCGCAGGCGCGATCGAACGGCGCGAGATGGGACCGGACGATTATGCCGCGCTCGAGACCTGGATGCTGGCGCTCTCGAACAGCACCTCGGGCGGCACCAGTTTTGACGCCGCCTTCTCGCAGGCGGGAGCGTTTTTCGCGGGCGGCGGGTCCAAGCGACGGATCGTCATCTTCGTTACCGATGGCGAGCCATCGCCGGTCTCCTCCGTCGATGCGGCGCTGGCCATTATCCGCACCCTGCCGCCGGCCGACATCTTCGGCTTCAACATCGCGCTGGCCAACACGACCTATACCGCGCGCATCGACAACACGCCGGTGGATGGCGTGCCGGTGATCCCGGCTGGCAACCTGCAGGCGCTGGTCGCCTCCCTGCGCGGGGCCTTCGGGAACGGTCCGGACATGAACCCGGCGCATATCATCCGAGAGTGCCTGACGAACCGTGACTGGGGCTTGGGCTATTCGACGGTCGAGATTGGGGCGAGTTTCACGGCGGCGGCAGATGCGCTTTACACCGAGGGCTTCGGCCTGTCGCTGATCTGGCAGCAGGATAGCTCCATCGAGGATTTCATCGGCAGCGTTCTCGACCATATCGACGCGACACTCTTCATCGACCGGCGCACCGGGCTTTGGGAGCTGCAACTCATCCGTGCCGACTACACGGCCGCAACACTGCCGCTCTTCGACGAGACCAATGTCGTGGACTGGGGCCGCCTGGGGCGGCGCGCGCCGT